TTGTTTGAGGGGTTTACACAAGCCGAACAAAATCTCGTGGGAACAACTAATTTTGCACTTGATTGCAGTGGTTATCTCACTGTACCTGAAGATGGCCTATATGCTTTTACCTTGACCTCAGATGATGGCTCAGAATTTGTTATTGATGATACTCCTGTTATCAACATGCCAAATACTCAAGCCGCAACTTCTGGATCAGCTACTAACGTGTCACTCTACTCAGGTCGCCACAGTGTAAACATGCTTTATTACCAAAGTTTGGCAACGAATGTAGCTCTAAATCTTCAATGGTCTGGACCTGCTAATGCCGGTCTTGGAACAATGTCAACTATTCCAGCTAGTTATTTTTCTCACTAAATTGGATAAATACCCCTAGGTCTAGAAATAGATCTAGGGATTTTTAATAACGAAAAGTGAATTTTAGGAGTAAAGATGAAACAAGTAATTGCCTACGGTTTACAGTATGACAATGAAACTCTCAAAGCAGCAGCAAAACATTACCTTAATGGCGCCATGGCCTACGATACCAAGAAAGAAGCATTGGAATTTCTAAAGAGCCTTCGTAAAGATGGTAGTGTTGGTAAGAGAGAAAAGGTTAAATTGATTAAGTTTGTTGTAGAGAATGAAAAGTGAAATCGATGACAACTAAAAAAATATTAGAAGGACTTAAACTTAGACTGAAGATGCTTGAAGATGGATACCAATGCATTGAGAAACAAGACGGTTTAGAGTTTATTAAGGCAGATTACGTATCCAAGATTGATGAAGTTGAATCGATTATTCATTGGATCGAAAGAAAGAGTGGGAATTGATATGAAGAGCTTTCAACGTTTGGGATGTGATAACGACGTAGTTAAGGAACTTCAAGGCTACGTATCTATGGTAATGGCTGAGAACTTTGAGCTGAGATCCGCACTTCATGATTTTGTAGAAAGAGTTGACAGTGCTTTACTCTTAGACGAAGAACTGGCAGATGCTTGGACCGATCTTTGTGATGGAGTGGTTAAAGCTAGAAAGGTATTGGATGGGGTGGGGATGGTCGAAAATAAGGTTAAGGATTAACAAAGTCCAAAAGTGAATTTTAACTCCGGTAAATCAGTAGTAAGAGTAGCGAGCTTATATCTCGAAGGTCGTAGGTGCAATTCCTACCCGGAGTAAATTAAAAGGAGTCGGTATGCTTATCTATGTAGTAGAAGGATCAACGGGGGAGTACTCAGACCACACGGAATGGTTAGTTAAGGCCTATAAGGATGAAAGTAAAGCTAAGGCTCATGTGGTAAGGGCCACTGAGGTAGCCAATAAGTTATTCCAAAGCCGCGAGAGTAAGTTTAGTGAAGGCGAGAACGAAACCAATCCCTATGATCCAGACATGCGTATGGACTATACTGGAGTTCATTATACTTATTTTAGTGTGGAATTGGAGGAATAGATGAGTCTAACACCAAAAGATCTAACAGTAGGGACCTGGAACCGGCGCTATAGGGAGATGCGAGATCTACTACATAAAGGGCCAGACGAAAGAAAGCTCATCGTCGAAGCCTTAAATATCGTTAAGACCCAAAAGGATCTTAGTTTTGGTGAGAGAAAGATGCTGGATGCGGCCCAAAATTATGAAGAGTATTTGAAAGAACAAAATAAGAACGTGATTAAATTCGAGGATGCCGTCAAGAGATTGAGGAATAGATGAAACTAGTCCACCAACGCACATGGGGAGATTGTGCTATAGCCTCGCTATCAACTTTTCTTGGTCTGGAGTACGCTAATGTACTAGAAGTATTCAAGGAGACGACCCAAAGATCTATTGATGAGGTCGGTACCTATGAAAGTGAGTTCCCTCTATTAGCACAACGTCTAGGAAAGAAGATTAAAAAGAGGAAAGGAAAACCAAAGGGTAGGTGCGTCATCGTGGTAAAGTTTACAGAATTCGATAATAATCACCCTATTAGCTGTGTCGACAGCGAGTGGTATCACGCAGTTTATTTTGATGGTTACAGGATTTTTGATCCCGCAGTTCATGGGTCTGTTGCAACTGTATTAACCACTGAACAATATCTAGAGAAATCACATTGTTGGTTTAAAGAAAGTAGATGGGGCTTATAAATGAAGCTGATTAAGATAATCCCTAAAAGCCAAAGAGCTAAAAATAGGGTTAGGGAGCATGGGGTGACTATGGAGTTACTACTTGACAGAGGCGATAGCTTTATAGTAAGGTCAGTAGAGGATACGTTTAAGAGCCAAGACGCTACTATGAGTAAGTGGATTGGAACTTTTAAGGAAGAGGAGGCGGCATGGGAGGAAGTATGACGTTCGATGAGAAGGTTTTAGAAGCGTGTGACAAGTGGTCCCGTAAAGTCTGTTTTACTGTTTCTGCCTCAAAGGCATTCCAAGCGGGAGCCGCCTTCGCGAAGGAGGAGTTTGAAGCAGAAAATAGCCACCTCATTTTGGCGATAGAAAAGATTCTAAGATACACCGACAATGAAGACGTGGAGATAGTTTGTAAGCAAGTCTTAGCCAAACTTAACTCTAGGGAAACCAATGAATAAACTAGCGTTTTTAATACTACTCTTAACCTCTGTCAGTTGGGCTGATGGGGATCAGATCGTTATAGATGGTGGAGTAGGAGTATTCCATAGTGCCGATCATGGTTTGTCTGAAATGAAGATTTTTACCTTAGGTGTACAAGAAACACTTTGGGGCCCATTGAAAGACAGAGCTGTTGTGGGCGGTTGGATCGATAACGTATCTGGTAGAAGCGGAAGCGGCCTAGTTTCTGGCCAGATCGGGTGGGAAGTAAATAGTAATGGGCTAGTAGGTAGTATTTTTACCGGACCTGCTATTATTACTTCACCAGACAATGTTCTATTGGGTGGGTACTTTGAGTTTATGGACGATCTCCATTTGGGACTCCAAGATAGGAACGGAAGTTACATAGGTGTGATGTATCGACATATTTCTGATGCGGGATTAACTCCTATTAATATCGGCCGAGATATGATTTGTGTGGAATTGAGGTTTTAAAATGAAAAATAAAAAAGCAATAGATTTAGTTGAATGTTTGATTCTTGCTTATATGGATTTGTGCGCTAAGAGATATCAGAAACTTGGGGAGAAGAAATATATTTTTATCTATCATTCTTGGGATGTCCAGACTTGGTATAACCTGAGAAATCTCTTCTTTAATTTGATTACCGACGAACCAAGCTTTGATAAATTCTATGATCGATTCGATGCACCAGGAAGTACTAAGGGATTACAACCCATTGCTTGGGGTCCTAGATTTTTACCAGATCTGATTAATGATGAGATTTGGGACACCAAAACAAAAGTAGAAGAAAAGGTAAAAAGAATTAAAAAACTTTATCGCCAATGTATTAAGCTTGAAAAAGACTTTATACCAAAAGTGATCAGCAAATCGACACTGTAAATAAGTTCGACGATTTATGGCTTCGAAAATAAACTCCTCGTAATTGATATTACTGAACTTTTTAGTTGGCATCCCTACTGCAATATTCACAACCAAGGAGATTTTAATATGTCGGGCTCAAGACCATTATCAGATTCAGAAATCGAAGCAGTTCTGGGATATCTTACCTGCGTTAGAGATAAGACCATGTTCGTGGTAGGCCTTAGGAGTGGATTTCGTATCTCAGAAATTTTAAGCCTCACAGTCGCTAACGTAACCCAGTACGGCAAAGTAGCCAATCAAATCACAGTCAATCGTAAAAGCATGAAAGGTAAGCATTCTTCACGTACTGTCCCTCTTCATCCACAAGCTAAGAAAGCGTTGGAAGACTACATCGCAACCATGGGAAGCGTAAGACCTGAGACCAAGTTATTTGATTTCAAGCGCCAAAGGGGCCATAGTATTTTGAAAGAAGCTTTTAATAAGGCGCAGTTAGAGGGAAAGGTTTCAACTCATAGTTTAAGAAAATCTTTTGCATCCAGAGTCCATAAGGCATTGGGGGAGAATATCTATAAAACTCAACAAGCACTGGGACATGCCTCTTTGAGTTCAACCGCACATTACTTGAGTTTTGACCAGTCCGAAATCAATGAAGCGATCGTGGGGGTATAGGATGGGTATGTGTTCAAAAGAAAACTGTTATAATAGTGCAATGAGTACTGGAGTCTGTGGCGATTGTTCGGACGATTACGAGAATTACTCTAAGCCTAAAAAACCATTTGCGGAAGGAATGAACGAAGCTTTCCAGGCGATGGAAGAACGAATGGAAGCCTTGGAAGCAGATGTCAAACGTTTGAAAAGGGAATTGGGACTGAAATAAATGGATACCTTCTTCCTCTCCAAAAGTCTGCTAACCATTTCGAAACACAGACACTCCCGTATCCTATTCAAGAAAGAAAGACTTTACTATTACCGATATATGCTCAAGCTCAGTTATAACCTAGAATATCTTGGAACCACAAAAATCGATAAGTGTTTAGAATATGTTAAGAGTTTTGAAGCCAAGCAAAGTAAAAGAATTAAAAATGGGCTTTTCTTTAAGCCGAAGAAGATGCTAGAGTTGGCGTGCAGGGATGCCGAAGACGTGCTGCACGGGATGAAGCGGTGGGATGGAGTAAGTCCTGGGCGGGAAGAGTTTGGTAATAATTTATGAAAAATAAAAACCACAAAAAAGTAGTTTTGGATGTTTCTAAGGTAACCTACGATGGAAATTCATTTGTCGTTACCTATAGTGCTAAGGAATTAAAGAAGAAGTTTAAGAAATTACAAAAGAGTCTAGCAAAGGGAGAAAAATAAGTGAGTGAGGAATTGACGGTTCTAAAAGAATATATCGATAGCTTGGGCTTAGACCCTAAGACTATGACCAGACAAGACCTGGTTACTCTAAGCAACGAGCTATTCGATGCAGATGAAGAAGGCTTGGCAAGACTTGTAGGTGGTTTAAAGAGTGGCCAAGAACTGGTGGATTACGTGGGAGGGGAGGAAGAATGAAAAGGTCTGAGATTGTCCTCAAATTAGAGAAAGCTTTCGGATTAGATTGCGAAGGTCAACCATCCGCAGAAGATATCATTGATTTCTTAGAACAGAATGGAATGATTCCTCCTTTTAGTTCCAAGGCTGCAGCTAAATCTAATGAAATTGATGCCGCTGGATACGAATGGGATTGCGAAGACCTTGATATGACCAACGTAACTAGGGCCGAGGTTCCGGGAACTGGGAAAACCATGGATGAACTAAGGAGAGGGGAGGAAGAATGAAAAATCATCTATTTATGTCAGCTTTTTATTTATTTATTGATATCATCTGGTGTATATGTTTAGACCCTAAATCACTTCCGGATATTGCCATAGCTTTACTCTTACTATTTTTGGGTCTTTATCGTCTTTCTCTTTACGAAAGAAGGCAATTCAAATGAACTGCGAAGTTTGTAAGGATCCTATTAAGTATATCTTTTATTCAGACCTGAACGCTGCTGGGAATACTGTGGTTTATTGCGAGGGGTGTTTCTGGAAGACGATTCTGGATAATTTCGAAGATGCACCAAAAGATTGTGAGTGTGGGACTAAGGCTAGTAGGGGCCAAAACCACTCTGGCTGGTGCCAGATGTTTAAGAAGGAGTTTTAATATGGGATGCTTTGATACTTATATTTTTGAATGTCCTTGGTGCGGTAAAGAAGTTAGAGAACAAGTCAAACCAGGATATATGAACACGTACAGGTTTGGAGAAGATCTAGAGCAAGACGTAGAGATGAAAGGTCATTATACCTGTTATGACGGATGTGGAAAAAATTTCTATGTTAAGTTCGAAACTTCTCCTAAAATGGTTATTGTGAAGGACGAAACATGAAATTCGAACGAGGAAAAGTCTACACTCATCAGAATATGTTGGATCTAATTGTATTTGTCCAACAAGTATTTCCGGTGAATAAAGAATATGTAAGTCTAAAAGTAAGATGGTTTAACCGTAGGGGAATGGATATTAAACTAGAAGAAACGATTAAGATTAACAAGAGCGAACTTCCTAGATGGTATCAATGGAATGGGCAAACAGAGGATTGGTATTATAAAAAAGAAAACAAAAACTAAAAAACCAAAAAGAGAATGCGGGGAATGTTTTGCAAGTTTAAGGAGTTATGGAGCAGAACGGATTCTTTGTGGATGGTGTAGATTTAAGTCCCATAATTATGCTTTGGGTCTATTTTAGATAAAGGAATCAATATGATTACTGTAATTAGTGCGGTTTTGGAAAATGTATGTTATTCGATTGTATTCGAAAAACTCAAATATCGGTTTATGGTAGATGAAGAATGCTTATTTGAATCTACTAGCTATATGGTCGTTAGAGCAGAATGGGGAAATGCTACTAAGTTTTAGCCTTCTCTATCCTGGTTATTGAGTTTGTTAATCAAGCCCATATTGATTCCACCCGATTTAGGAAGTTCTTTTTTGGGTAGTTCGTCTTTAACGATAACCCGTTTATCTTTTTCCATGGAGCTATGTACGGCGCGACCTTCACGAATACGCTCGGCTTCACGCTCTTCAATTTGAGCCATTTCTTCACGGATAGCGGCTTCCTTCTTGGAATCGTAGTCAGCGTCGCTGAGATGACCCAAAAGATCCCGCAAGGATTCCATGTTCTCTTCTGGTTCCCAATCATCCAATTGATCAGAAAAGACGGCTGTTATAACAGTAAGAGGATCCATCTGTAAAACTTGACTTAATGGCTCTGAAAACTTCTTTGAGTAAGATCGACAATAACGCTGCCAAACTGCCGCCTCGTCTGGTACTAAACGAGCAGCTAAAGAAATAGTTTGGGCAGTATCAAGAAGATCACGAAGCGACATTTTTCTTAACCTTGTTAGCTTGATAATCAAGAATTTTCCGCATGTGTTCTAGGAATTCTTCTGGCGGTGTATCCATTTTACGTTGATTGCAAGGAAAACAACAAGGAACACAGTTTTCAATAGTATATCCTAGGCTACTATCTAATCTATCAATACCGTTAGCTTTTATCCATTGCTGGGAAACCCATTCATCTTTTATGTGAGAATGACTCGACGATTTACTACCGTCTTTTTTAGTATAAACATTGTAATCTCTAGGAGGTTCTCCATCCCAATAGCAATTTTGTCCTATTAAATATATAAATTGTTCGGTTGTTAGCTTATATTCTAAGTCCCTTGAAGTCGCAGCATTTTTACAACCACTTTCTAGAGCTTTATAGCTAGGCTGTCCAGCCAGTCCTCTATAAGTGCTTCCTCTTTCGGAGGACAATTCCGCAACTAAGCAACCGCAAGACTTTGTGTTTCCGCACTGTAAAGAGCTTCCTCTAATTTCCCTAGTAGTTCCACACTCACATCTACATAAAAAATATGTACATCTACCGGTATCGCTTTTATTGGTTTTTGACAATACCGTTAATCTGCCATACTTTTCGCCTGGCTGAACATGGTGACGTTCGGCTCGAAATAAACCAAGAAAACGGCACCTATGAATAGTCGCCATTCTCGTTCTTTTTAAGTTTTCGCTCATTTCGTCGTAGTTTAGAATTATAAAATTCTCTTTCAAAAAATCATCTTCTTCTTTTCTCCACCTATTACTAGTAATATCACGATTAAAAGACAAACCAAGTTCACCGCATTTTTTACGAATACAATTAGAGGTTACGTCAAAAATTTGTGCTAACTTTAAAGAGGTCGTTTTGTCACAATTGGCTATTAAATAATCCTCTTCTTCTTTGGTCCAAGCCTTTCTTTTGAAATAGTCACGCATTTTTCTTCCTTTTCTTTTTAGGGTTCAAACTATGTTTCTTGTAGATCTTAAAATTTGTTTCAGTTCTGCAATTTCTTCTTTCCTAGCAATTAACTCTAACTGTAATTCCACACACTTAGCACGCCATTTCTTTTTGCTATGAAGCTGATGATCATCGTAGACACTAAAATCTAAATCGAATAGATCATCGGGACCTAAAGCGTCGTCGTAGATAGACATGGATTACTTGCCCATTCTCTTTTTCATAATCTCGTTATTTTTCTTCTTCTTTCTTCTTTGGATTCAAACTCTCATGCAACGCTTGAGCGGCTTTTTGAGCTTTTTCTAAGGCTTCTTCTTTGCGTTTAACGAGGTGCTGCTTATAGGCTGCTTCGGCGGTGAGAGACCTATCCAAGATCAAGGAAAGTATATTTAAATCAGGTACGTTGCCGGTTTGATCTAGGTTCCACCAAGGCGGCCCTTTAATTACACGCTTAGTGAGTTGAGACAAAGAAAAGGCAAGGTAACGATCTTGTTCCCCAGCGGCATCACCGTAAGGCCCTAGGAGTTCACGGAAGTGGCGACCTGCGGCCAAGCTATCTAGGGGGTTGAGATAGCAACGAAGGGTAAAGACCCCTTTGTACGAGCCCTGAAGCTGCCCTTCTTCGTTAATCGTGAAAATTGCGGTGCCTTCGGGATTCACAACTAAATCATCTGGTAGGACTACTGGCTTTAAATCTGTTGGTTGTTCCATGATCGGTTTATATCATAAGTTCGTAAGGCCAAAACGAGACGGATGGCACAACATTGTTTTTAAGTGATTCTTTCCCATCTGACCAAAAGAAGTGTTTTGTGAGAGTTTTGGGCGAGTTTCAAATTGGGGCTCCTGGAAGCTTCTGGGAGGGGTTTAGGGGCAAGGAGACAGAAGAGAGAAAACTGTTTAACTCGGGGTATCCTGGAGCGGCTAATAGGATATTGGATGGTAATCGATATAGGCGGTTTGGGCATTTTGTCTAAAAATTGGCTTTTATATTTTTGATATAATTGCCGGGCTGCCGCCCGTAACCAAAAGAGAAGAAAAATACCATAGCCTATACTATAGTCTTATCTATAACTAAGTCATGGTCTAGTCTTAATACCTATGTCTTTGGTATTCTTCCTTATAGCAACAAAAAACCGGATTTTTGATTAGTATATTAGTAATATTAGAAAGGGGTTCTAATTAGTGGGCAATCCGTGCACCATGCAAATTCTGCCCTATGCAAATTTTTCGCTTGACTCTATAAAAGTTATGATATAGACTTTTGGGAGAAAGAGAGAAGTGACATGACCCCGTATAGTTTTTATAAATTGCCGTTTGAGGAACAACTTAAAAATGCTAATATGAGTATTCTTAACGAGTTTGATTTCTACAAACATTCCATGGAAAACCGACAACGACTCCTAGTTGCAGCCAACCCTCTATGGGAGGAACTTGAGAACAAACTCTTGTTAGTTGGTGGAGACGGAGTGGTTTACAATACCGAACCACACCTGGATATACTTGTGTCGAGAGGAGTCCCATTCAAAGGGAAATCTACTTTACAAAAACTAGAGAATAGTCGTTGTCATAGCAATATAGCGTTTATGTGGTCAAGTCTAAAAGACGAAGGATTTCAGATTGTTACTGGATGGGCCTTAACCAAATCAGATAACAGATGGAGACAACATACTTGGGGATTAACTAAGGATAAAATTACTGAGACCACAGTTAAACGATCTAAATATTTCGGTGTAATTTTAACAGACGATGAGGCGAAGCAATTTTATGCAGAAAATTCATACTAATTTTTTTAAACTACCTACTAATATACTCAAGTTCGATTTGAAAGGACATGAACTTCCTGTTCTTGTTTATTTATTCTATCTATCAGACAACGATATAGTCCATCCCTCTAAACAAACTATAGCAAATAAAGTGGGCCTAAGTAGGCGTACTATTGATAAGATCATAGCCTCGTTGGTTAAAAAAGGATTTATCGAATACAACAGAGGCTTCATAAAGAATACTAAGAAAGTGTGTAATCAGTATCGCATTCGGGTTGAAAACTTTGCTCCGGAATGTCTCGATAAAAGCCAGAAACAAATTGATCGTGAAAACGAGAATGAAGAAGAATGTAATCAAATGATTAGGAAATCTATAACCGGAGAAGATGAGTAGAAACTATTTGATATTTATAAGATAATATATTAAGCTATTTATTATAGGAGATTTCAAAGTGGATAAAAATATGATTGTTGAGCTTTTGATGCTCGCTAAGGAAATGGAATCTTGCCCATGTGTAGTGATTGATGACGATGACAATAAAACGATTCCCGCGTATGGAGACAGGCTTTTTAATTTGGGTCTAGATATGCTAGATGTACCCCCAGATAATACTGTTGATTGCAACGATCCATCTAGAATGTTTTGTAGGGACAGCTTCGGTTCCGACTTCATGGATCTACCCCATGACAGAAAAGCAATTGAAAAATTTGCTAATCAGGTACTAAAGGACATTGAAGAATACGAAAAACAAACCATCAAAACTGCCCAGCTAGATTGCTAGGAGACCCTTATGTTTGAAACCTTAAACACCGCTGGATATGACCTATACCAATTACCGAATCATCCAGACCTTTGGGCTATTGACCCCAAGCATTCTGACGAATATTCTGGAAGTTTAAAACAAGTTGTTGTTTACATGATTAAGAAATTAGGCTTTGACATGGACGAGATCGAAGAAGGTATTAATATCTTGGCCGATAACGTGGATAAGTTCCACAATTGCTGCCATTTTGGAGCCTATAAAACCCCTATGTTCACTTACAAGAAAGAGAGTAATTATGACCGACGAGCAAGTTAATTCAGTTCTAGACAATCAAAGTCTTTTGTTTCAATGGGCTAATGAAATCGAAGATCTTAAAGCACAGCTTAAGCACAAACAGGGACAGTTAGAAAGTGTTATGGTCAAGCTTGGTTTGAATACATACCATCAAGATCCAATTACTGGCGTGGTTTATAAGATTTATAAACCGGATGGCACGTTTATTGCGTACAAAAGTATCGATGTTAAGCGTACAGCACTCCCTGGAGAAAAGGGTGGGACCGTGCTAGCTAAATCAGAAGCTGAAAGTATGGGATTTGTTTTAAGAAAATGAGCCTTAAGCTAATCAAGACCGACACTCTAGCTCCTTGTGAGAAATGCAAGGAAACCGACTTTATTTACATTACAAATGGGCAAGTGTGCATAAATTGCACTTTACTTAGATGGTCCACTTTATCTAATGATATAAAAGGCAAAAGAGGTTAGTTATGACTCCAGATATGAGAGTTTTGAATCTTCAGCATTATGGTGAAACTCCCGAAGAAGATCTGGAAGTGACGCTTTCACCAATGACCATAAAAATGGTTGCGGCCAAAAATGTTACGGTTCAAGGTAGAGAAGTCAAAGAAACCACTATTTTATTCCTTGATTCTGAGCCAGTGACCTTAAACCTTAATTCTATTGATTTACTTTCCCTACAAAGTGTCATAGGGGCTTACTCGTTTGGGTTTGAATAATTAACGAGCGTCTACGAGCCGCGTTAAAAGTGCGACCATGGATGAATGTTGGTCCGACAAGTCCCTGCGTAACTCATCGATTTTATTACCTAAATTTTTTAATTCTCCATCATACATCTGACGCATATGGCTTAAATCTTTGTCAATATTCTGCTTATTGCTTTCGATCTCTTCTTGAAGATTTCTGATTTTTAACTCTAATCTAGCTTCAATTTTGACTAATTGTTCATTAGCTTCATCCAAGATAGCCTGGCGCTCACGGTCCTTCTTGGCTTGTATTCCATACCGAACATGCCTAAACGCTGTATATAGGCCCCCGAGAGCTGTTATGGCTCCTGCTGATGTTCCTAACAAAGTCGATGGATCTACAATCATTGGAGTAATCTCCTCAGAATAAAGATTGAGTTTTTAACTTATGATATAAGTAGTTTAGGTATTTGATATATAAGCATAAAATGATTAATAGAGGCGTAAGTTATGGAAACTAAAGAAGAAGGGTTTTTCGATTTCCTTCTAGGTTACAGGAAAACCTTGGCATGGGTGAGCTTATTCATTATTTCCATCATTTTTAGGCTCAAGGGCTATATTGATGGCGGCCAGTTTGTAGATCTAACCAAAGCGACTTTCCTAGGATTTATCACGGGAAACCTAGGAGAACATCTCGGTAACCTCGGTAAGTCTTACTTTAATAGTAAGACCTTGCCTCCAGCCATCAAAGAAGTCGTAAGTAAAGTAGAAAGATAAATATGAAAAACAAATATAATTGGCTTGTAGCTATCTTGGTTCTTGTCTGTATCGGAAACGCGTGGTGGAGGCTTTATAAGACCTATCATCAGCTGTTTGACAAACCTCAGCAATGTAGGGTTAAATAGTATGTGGACTAAGGTTAAGGCCGTTGCGGCCAGTATTTGGACAGATGTAGTTGATACATATAAACGCACCAAAGTTTTTCTTCTAGGGATTTTGGCTCTCGTCGTTTATATTGAATGGCAGAAGATTAAAACTACTTGGCTTGTAAAAAGCGGACAAGCCGAAGTCAAATCAGATAACAAGCAAGATGCTTCACTGACTAAGACGGAACAGGTAGACAATCAACAAGCTGAAGCCCTTGTTGCTCAGGCAAATCAACTACCTTCAACCGAACAACCAGTTACTGAAGACTGGTATAAAAAAGATTAATTATGAATATTTTTTATGTTTATTTACATATTGATCCCAGAAGTAATCAAGTTAGATATGTGGGGAAGGGTAAAGAAAATAGAGCTTTTACTTTAACTCATAGAAGTGCACGCCATAAGAATTGGATTAATAAATTAAAATCTCTTGGTCTTATTCCTATTATACAAATAATAGAAAATAATCTTTCTGAAGAGGAAGCCTTTAGTAAAGAAAAATATCTTATAGCTGAATATAGAAGTAGGAATGTTGATCTAACCAATTTAACAGATGGAGGAGAGGGTATATCCGGTTACAAACATACTCAAGAAACACGTAAAAAAGTTGCAGAGGCAGGAAAAGGACGAACGGTTACTGACGAGACGAGAGAAAAGATATCCAAGGGATTGATAGGTAAAAAACGCAGCCAAGAAACTAAAGATAAGATATCTCTATTACACAAAGGAAGACCTTCTTGGCATAAGGGAAAGGTACGATCAGAAGAATTTAAAAACAAAGTAAGTGCTAGCAAACGGGGTAAACCACAAACACAAAAAGCTCGTCAGAGCAGTATCTCTAATAGTTCTTTTAAGAAAGGATTTATACCCTGGAACAAGGGAATGTTGGGCTGGAATAGTGGAAGCGATAACTATAGGTCCAAAGAGGTTATTGATATAAATACCGGTTTTATATGGATTTCTTTGACTCAAGCAGCGGAAGTTTATGGGATGTCTTTCAGAACACTGCATAATTGGTTAACAGGTATTTCCCCAAATAAAAGCTCGTTACGTTACGTAAAGGATGTTGTATGAAAAAAATATTTTTAATTTTATTTCTGATTTTATTCGCTGAAAATAGCTGTTTCGCGAATTGCGATTGGAAAACAGGAATCACTCCCGGACCTAATCATACGTTTATCTATACAGAATCCTGTCATTTGGCTGTAGGCCAACTCGTTTCTGATTCGGCTGTCAAGGATAAACAGATTTCCGATCTTACTACCGCTTTGGACTTAAAGAACGCTGCTTTGGTTATTGCTGATCAACGAACCGCTTTGTGGGAAAAAACGAGTGATGACCAGCTTATGCGCTTAAACACTATGCAGGCAGACCAACACCATGATAATACGCTGGCATTCGCCCTCGGTGTTGCCACCACGTTTCTAGCCGCCTACGCTGCAGGACAGATTATTCACCGCTAACAGGTTTGTAGCCTTTAGATAAAATGTAATTATAAACGTCTTTTGGCGTCATACTTGAAGAATTTAAGTTTGTTCCGTTAATTTGATTTAACATGTCGACAACTAATTCTGAACAAACAAAACTATTTGCGTTGTAAAATGGATTTTTGACATTTTTACCAAAAAGTCTCATTAATAATACCCAAGCAAAACCAAATATTTGTCCCACCCCATAAGGCAATCCAACCTTATCAATTGCATTTTGAATCAATGTTTGTTTTTGATTACTTTGTAATGGAATTTCAAATTCATAACAGACTATTTCTTTAGAATCAAAAAGAATTTGTCCCACAAAATTAACTGAAAGTCCTGATGATTGAAAAATTTCCCATCTGTTGGCATACGTATTATAATATTTTATGTACGCATGAGAAAAATTAGACCAAGTTACAAGTCTAATTAGCCAAGAAAATGGCTCAAAAAAAGATTTAGGTCTTGAAAAACCAATTACAATACTATCCATATTAGGTTCCATTTGTTAAATAATTTTGGAGTTCTTGCGAGTACGTATTGATTGTTTCTTGTGTTATCAAGCTACTGGGAGTCAGTGCTTGAATTAAACTCAATGCGGTTTCTATAGACCCCGACGATAAAAGTGCCTGAATGGGGGCTAGCTGTTCTGCGACTTGCACTATTTGAGCTGTTGTTAAATTTGCAACTCTATTTGCGGCACCAAATTGAGAAATTATACTCATGCCAAAAGCAATATCTTTATTAATTTGATTTATGGCAATTTGTAAAGGTGTTAAAGAATTTACGTAAGCCGCCATAATTGAATTTAAATTTGTTTGATCTGTGGAAGATAGAACATCACTAAAGAACAAAGACACTTCCATGGTTGGACCAGACCCAGAAGTTTCTATATTAACTATAGGGGTAACAATTGTACTTGCTTGTATGGTTTCAATTAAAATAGTGGGATAATCAACTTGTTGAATAAAATTGTATTCAGTCATAGTAGGCATTATGCTATCCTCATCACGTCAAAGTTTAGACCTGTTATGGTAATGGTCCCCGCGCTAGTTGAAGCCGTGATTGCAATAGCCTGAGATCCATTGACGGTTACAATTTTGTTTGTGCTAATCGACATATTTTGAAAAGCGTCAAAAGCTCCAGTTCCCGTTGGCATAGCAGTCCTTAAAGTATCTGTCTGAGCGGTGCCCCCCACGCTTATTTGCACTCTCAATATGTTTCCTGCTGCACTTGATGCGGTAATGTTGCAGCTAGAAATAACGAGGTAAGTACCAGCGGCAGGTGTTACGGTTGCGCCACCTATGGTTCCTGCGGTTGTGCTGATTGTAAGAGCGCTTGAACTATTAACTTCATTGTAGTAAACTCCACCGACAATGGTTTGACCGCTATTAATAGAAAGTGGCGCACCTGCTACTGAAGTTGCTAAGCCAGTATCTTGTATGTTGATTGCTGTCAGTTGAGTAGGAGTTACTTGAGAAACAATATTGTTATAGCCACCAGCAGAAAAAACAATGTTGTCTGTTCCTCCACTTGCCACGTTGACATCGCTTACGAGCCATAAAGCACTAGAGCCAGAAACACGGGTGGCATTGCTCAAATATGTTGCTACAAATCCATTTGCAAAAACGGTTAAAGCTCCTGTTGCGCCATTTGCATTTGTCAAGTTGTATGCCAAACTTGCAGAAGTGCTCGCACTCGAATTGGTTATGTTTGCGCCTATTGGTCCAGCCGCACTACCTACGATTTGTAAAGCCGATGTAGGAGTATTGGTGCCGATTCCCAATCGTATGTTGGTGTTGTCCCAAAATAGGTTGGCGTTGTTTTGAACTAAAGCTGTTGCTGAACCTTGGAATATAACGCTTCCAGGCGTGTATGGACTATAAAGAGATTGAATTGTATCTGTAGCAGTCGTGTAAGGGTCATTTGCAGCCATTTAACTACCCTCAAAAACATTCACGGTAATATTAGATGCCGCAATAAGATAAAGAGTTACATTTGCAGAAAATGCAAAAGATCTAGTTTGACCTTGATAAATGGGAGTTCCGTTTGCCGTAGTAACTGCGCTTGAAGCTCCAAAATAAATTGTTCCGTTAGACGGCGTTATCATTAACATTTTACGATTTGTAAAATTTGTCCCGCTTACATTTGCTGCTAAAGCAGTCGTTTCCACTGTAATATTTCCGCTGGATATAGCGGTATTGATTATATCAGCTACATCCAATTGAGAATTGTAAGAACCGATCGCATTACCCGATCCATCTTGAGTTTTACTATTAACTGTCCCTATTGGGTTTGTTCCAGTAGGAAGAGGGGTGTTTGGCGAAAAAGCAACCACAATTGCAGTGTTATTTGCACCTGCGGCAGTAGCGCCTGCGACAATATTCATTGTGGTGGAAGAAGTTTGAGAAGAGCCGTCTACAAGTTTTATGGAATTGGCAACGTATATATTTGAAGGATTTTGGGATTGAATTAATCGAATTGTAGCTGTACCGGTAATAGGTTGAGTCGCTCTTACCCTAAAATTAGTCTTACCTGCTAAACTAAGAGAGCCCGCTATATTTCCAGTAAAAGTATTTAAATAAGCAGCACTACCAATTTGATGAATAGTGTGAGCAATCCAATTTGCGCCGCTATCAACAGAAACTTCAGTTTCAAGAGTTCCTGTCCAAGTACCGGAAATTTCAACCATACCCGTTTCTATTCCGGCGGTAGAAACTGCAAAAACAGAACCGGCTGTAGGAGTGCCAGAATACCAAACCTGTCCGTTGTATTCAGTGGTAGGCGTGCTACCTGTATCTTGGGTTGTTATTGTGCCCGTAACAAATGTGTCGGTAGCGGCAACCTCGCTAACATTCAATGCACCATTAGTAGACGTTAGCGCATTTCCAACGCCGTCATTCAAATAAGAAGTAACTAAAACGTTTGCTGCATTGGCCGAGTAAGGCATCATTATGTATGGAGCGGTAGAACCATAAATGTTAACTGTTGCGCTGCCAGAAGTATAGGAGCTAAATTGAACAGTAATAGTGCTAGAAGTAGCCAAACCCACTACACGGTAATTTCCATTCGCAGTAATGGAAGCAGCTATAGGACTAGAGTTTGTATTAAAAACCCCCAAAACTCTTGCCTGAGATGGAGTATTTTCTATGACAACAAGTGTTCCAACAAAACCAGATCCAGAAACATCAATGTTGACGGAAGCGGTGCCTTGTAACGTTAAATTTACAGTTTGTCCAGTACCCGTTAAAGTGCCAGTAGCAATAATGTTATTTGGAGGGGCGGTAGACCCTACATTGACGATTAAACGCGAAGAAGAATCTAATTGAATTGCCGATTGCTGACCGCTAGTTAAGCTTGGAGTTGTAGAATTATATTGACCACCAATAAGAATCGAGTTTAAAGCTGCAGTGCCGGGAGCTACTGGTCCTTCCGATGGATTAATAACCTTGAGCTGTCCAATCGAAGTTACATCTGCGTAATTGTCTGGAAGTCCGCTACTAGAGCTAACGCCACCTACACGAACAGGTAATGTATCGTTTACTCCGGTCAAGTCGGCCATATTATTTTACTACCTTAGCTTGGTTGATTGCCTTCAATTGTTACGTAAACGTCAAAAGCAAGTAAATCTAAATTTGTTATAATAACAGAGACAGTATTTCCAGCAACAATAGTGGGGGGAGCGACAACGGTGATATCAATGTTTGGGTTTGCAGTACTATTAAATCCTGCAAATATAGTTGAGCCATTGTTTTGAACTACAGCTTTAATTTTGCCAGAAGCTGAAGCCCAAACTCTTTCAAAACTAAAAGTATGAGACGCTGGAACCGTATAAGTAATTGTTGCAGATGCTCCAGCTGGTAAAGCCGCAGAAGTTCCATAATATTGGATATTGGTTCCAGGAACACTAGAAACAACTGTAACCGGCACTGGGTTAGCAGTAGTAACGTTTGCTCCGCTAACTGCTAAGTTTGCAGCTACTCGAAGTGTTTGAGAACCTGTTACACCATTATTAAAATCTGCAGCCCCTGTAGCATTTCCAATTTCAGCTGCAACCCTTAAAGTTGTAGCGCCAACGGTACCCCAGTTTTCGTCATAAGGGAGAGTTACTGGAACGGTATTAGTAATGTAAGCGTTAACGCCCATTACTTCAGTGCCGGTCGGAGCTGTACCGTAAGCCGAAATGGCAGATGTAATTTGGTTAGTACCATCTGTAATAGTAGTAAAAATTGGATTTGTTTTACTGACTGCGGACCCAAGGAAATATTGTAAATCAACGTTAGTATTACCCGCAAGGTCAGTCACCAAAAGGACTTGATCTCCGCTAGTATAACGAGCAGCATTTAACGTTCCTTCAGCTAAACCAACAAGGGCTCCAAAGTTATTTGTAGAAGGAGCAGCGTTATTGTTAGTCAAAGTTCCAACAAAAGACCAAGGTGCAGAACCTTGTTGAACAGTCCAAGTTCCAGATTGTACGGCGCTGACTTGTAAAGCTCCTGTTGATGTAAGCTGTAAGGCAGATTGTTGACCGTTTGTTAAGGTGATACCGGCAGCAGTATAAACTCCACCAACTAAAGAAGAATATGAAGCTGCAGTACCGGGAGCTACTGGTCCGTTATTTGGGCTTACAGTTTGTAACCAGTAAGTGGTGCTTAAAAGTTGGTCACCAATTGCATTTCCGGAAATATCTTTGATGATGCTTGAAAAACTGCCGTGGGTATCAACAGCTGCAATTTGCGTAGTTGGATTTGTAGCGTCTCCAACATTAACGATTACACTTTGATAAGTTACTTGCCCTGTTAATTCTGTTCTAATGGGAAGGGCACTATTAAAATCCATGAAATTCTCCTATTATTATACGTACTTAAAAGTGTATTTTTTTGAAATTGTCTTATATCTTGTGGGATACTTTAATACGCAATGAATTCTTCTTTTATCTACTTTAAATTTATCAGCAGCATCCTGAAGAAGTTCGAATATCTCTCCAGTTTCTATACAAATAAAAGGTTTGCCACCTTTTTTAGCAGCTCTTTTTAACTTAGAATCCCTATCGTTTGCTAATTTTTTTAATCTATTAGAACAATCCGATTTCCATTTTCTCACATCTTTGGAATCAGATTTTACCCATTGGTTAAATCCATCCGTATTTAAGTGAGCTGTTATATTCTTCACCCACTCAGGATTGGAATAGTATTTTTCCATGCTTACACGCCAACGATTTCTGGATTCCTCACTCATGATATCTCCAGCCATGCCACCCTTGGCTTGGTTGTATCCAAAATTTCTACTGGTAGCATGGAATTTTGCAATGTATTCTATTTCTTTCAATTCAGCTTCTACTTTAGACAAACCGGTCTCTAAAGTTTCCCAGATAAAATTACAACCATATTTATGCATAGCCCTATGGAATATTTTATTACTATTACTATTAGTGTGCCACTCATGCTCTTTACGACGTTCATCAATAGTTTTTTTGGTCATACCGATGTAGACTTTTCCAGAGGGGCTTGTTGCTTTATATATTAAGTAAAACATAATAATTACAGTACATTAGATATTTTTATATCCATCAAACCTTATTTTTGTTTTCTGTCATCTTAGCCAAAAGCTCCTGCTCTTTAAGAATCGATATTTCAATACTTTTTTGCAATCGATCGACCTGTTCTTGGATCTCTAAAACACGCAATTCTTGCTCTTCCCTAGCGGCATTAACTCGCTTATATTCAACTTGGAGTTTTTTCAATTCATATGCGTTCATAAAACACCTTGCTTTAAAGATTAGGCTTACACTAATTTACACTGGAATTTCAAGAACTTGAATACGCGCTTCAAAGCTAGCAGCCGTAGGCCTAATGTTGTAAACCTGGACTGCTATGGTAGAGCCAGTAGATAGAACTAAGCCTGAATCGTTGCCGGTTTCAAAGTTGAATTCTCCAGTGAGGTCACCGCCAAACATAGTCCTAGCCGTATCTTGGGGTTGGCTATTGATGAGGAGGTCATATCTGGCTATGTTTTCGCCTGAAAAAGCAGCTCTTTGAAAAACGGCTTGCTTTGAACTAGGAACCGTATAAGTAACTATGGTTACAGTGGCACCAGCAGCTACAGCAACAAGCTCATTATAAGTGTTCACAACCGTAGTATTGGGGCTTGGCGTAGACTCTACTACAACGTTAATGGAACCATCAGGGTTGGGTTGGAGAGGGTAGTTGTTCGGTCCGGTTCCAACTACGGTAACATCACCAATAGATATGGTGCCATCAAATGAGACAGGAATGGGATTGTCGTCATCGTAGAAATTACCATGAGGATCGACTGGTATAACTCTGTCTGCAGATACAGGGGCCGGTAAAAAAACAGAAAGATAGTGGTCGTCGGGCTTAATAGGGAAGTTGTTTTGTTCTTGTGCTGAAATAGTAGCACTATCTGATACAAGATAACCAGAAAGGTCTGTGGGTTTTTGAGGAGCGTTAAGAGAATTATCAGGAGGACCCAAGATAAGCTGAGTAGGGCTTAAGACGTTTTTGACTTGAAATCCAGCGGGTTGGAGGGTATCAGACTTGAGGCTTACGAACTGCTTTATATAAAAGCCAGTCGTATCATCGATTGTAACTACGCCTGTGGACGTACCATTAGCTGTGAAGGCTTGCGGAGGAACCGCTGCCAATTTTCTTTCGAAACTCACGGGCTCCTCCAACTTTCATTAGTAGAAGTTCCATCAAATTTATTGTGCTTTTTTGCATTATCGTTTGCGTCTAAATACTGTAAATTCCATGGTACATGCAAACCGCATATATCAGGGTGAACCAAAGGGATAATATGGTCAACTTCTTTCCCTTCGGGTCTATTTTCATATATTTTTTTGATTTCTTCTTCATTGATCCACGACAACAAAGCACTTTTCTTTATAACCCTTCTCTTTGTTTCTCTATGTGATCTTTGATTTTTATTTTCTTTGTCATAAATAGATTGTTTGGCTCTTATAGATTCTCTATGTTTTTGATACGATCTACTATCGATGCTTGGATCTCTTTTTCTAGTGTTTTCTGAACTGCAAGCCGAGCACACCCCATTAGTTATATTTGTTATTTTTATTTGATTACATTGAGGGCAATGATATTCTGTTTTTCTTTGTGCTCTATCTTTTCTATGATAACATGCTTGGCAAAGCCCTTTAACCATTTTTTTAGTGTATGTAGGCCCGCATTCTATACAATTAACTTCTATTTTAGGCTTACTTTGGCTTAGATGGCGACCATAGCACTTATTAAAGCAAAAGCCTTTAATTAAGCGTTTAGAGGACGTGGAACCACATCCTAGACAAGGTTTTGTACTCATTTTGCCCAATCCTTTTAAGCACTTAGCTTAAATTTAGGAATCGTTGCCACCAACGATAGTACTCTTAGCCCACGCTAAAAGCGCCCTTATATTTATAAGGGCTATATAGTAAAGATTGGTCTAATAGGGATTAGATGGGTAAGATCAAGAATAAAATAAAAAAGGCTTCCTATTTCTAGGAAGCCCTTTAAATAATTTAATAATTTCAATAACTTAAGGCCATGATGGGGTTCCTTCGCCGTCCGTAGGATTACCAGACGAATCAGAAGTTGCCTCGTCAAATGCCGCTATTCCGGTATACGATAATGAAGTTTTAGTTGTAGCTCTTGCAGACGCATTTTCGTTATCACTTGTAGGAACAGCTCCAACAACTATCATAGTAGTAAGCCCTGTTTGTCTATCTACAGCTTTAAGTGTAACAGATTGATAATTTAAAAGATCAGCAAGAGTTGGAAAGTTGCCAAGAACAGTAGTTCCGGCGCCTACAACTCTAAACCCACTAACATTTAGTGTTACTTCATTATAAGAAGTAATTGCGATTTCGCGAGCTGAATACTGACCTAGGGTATGGATTGCTTCAGTTCCAAGACCTTTTGCTCTACTATAAGTATCAAAAACACCAGCAAGAACTAATGTTCCTACGCTATTAGGAAGATAAAGTTCCAATCTGCCGCCAGTTAAGGTGTACGATTGTCCAGGTCCGCCATTTGTAGGGCTTAATCCAGGTAATTGTCCAGCCATTTTAAATTCTCCTTATTCTAAAAATTATGCCGATTGCTGAACAGCAGAAATGCTGAAAGTAATTGGAATAAAGTAAATTGCAGTTGCAAGGTAGATGTTAACCGAAATTGTCATTGTAGGTGCAGAGATAGTTACCTTAGCATTGTTGAATCCGAGTGGAACTCCATTGCTTGGTGCGATTAATTTCAACTGCATGTATTGGGCCATCTTTTGTGTCAAGAAGGCAGAAGCTGATGCAGCAGAAACGTCTGCTAAACTTTGACCAACAAAGGCCTGAGTGAAACTAGACTTCAAATCAATGGTGATAACGTCTGCGTCATAAACCGCTTGAATTGAATTGTATACGAAGTTGGTATCCGTGAGATAGGTAGTCTGGTCAGAAACCCACTTAGGTCCACCGACATCCGTCCACAGCGGTAGCAATCCCGCGCTCAATGCCTCCGACGTGTCTCCTGGATCACCAGAATTATAGTCAGATGGATCGATTACGCTGATAACATTTGCATACTTGTTACAAATGCTCTTGTAGAATCCACCTAATTGCATTCCCATTGCGATACATGCTGCGTACCAAGGTTGGAACTGAGTGATAACTCCAGCCGAATTAACCTGTGTAACATTTTGGAAGGCAAGAGTACAACGGAAAGTTGCAAGCGTTTGTGCAACCATTTGTGCTGCAGCAAAAGTTCCATTGTTGGAGAGAATAGCCATACGATTTCTATCAAGGCTAGGATCGCTCATTTCCAAACAATGCGATTTAAGAAGAGCGTCAATAGCAGCGATAGTATAAGTACTTGCAGGATCGGTTTGTCCAGCAGTAATATCTGCACTTGCGTTTTGTGACATCAAAGGAACAATGATATTACAAGTAATAGCGGCCAAGTCATTAACAGCGTTAACGATATCAGACGCCAAAGTTGCACCACGAGCACCGCCAGCAAGATAAGCTGGAAGAGCCATTGGAGCTGGCAAACCTGCGGTAGCCGTAGCCGCAAAGGTCATAATTCTAGAAATGGACATTGCCTGTTCGAAAGCAGCTAAGCCATTTTTAATACGACCTGGTTCATCCCCTGCACCAGTCGAAGCTATACCGATTGAAGAGACATCGTCAAGAGCACTGGTAGGAAGTTGGTTTGCAGCAGGAACCACCGAAGCAGAATATCCTGGTTGGCTTGCAATGAATCCCGCAAGAGTCCCGATGGTTGAATACTCAGTCAATTTAATGGAGAGGTTTCCACCCGTTCCGTCGACCACAGTAGTAGAAAGTGTTCCAGCGGCTTGATTAATGGTCAACGTAGCACTGGTACCGAGATAACCAACAGTCAAAGCAACATCAGCTGCAGCAGAAAGAGTTTCAGAAACTCCACGAGTCAT